ACCTTCATGTTGCATTCATCACAACACTTTCTTCCTTCTAAAGGATAGATTGAATTACCATACCCAACTATCTCTTTACCACAAATTGAGCATTTCATTGATCTTCATCTCCTTTACCTAATGCTATGATTTCATCCATTGTTCCATCGTTAAACATTCCAATTACATACTTTAAAGCCTTTTCTTCTGACCAACCAAGCTCGGTTTGGTAGTACTTTAATAAGCTTTCATAATTCTTCATTGTTTGACCTCTGCTTTCAATGAGTTTTAATAATTGTTCTTTTAATTTTTCAACCATAATTTGCACCTCCAATTTGGTACTATATATATCGCTCTAAATGCTTAAAATAGCAAGTAAATAGAACCTTAAAATGTCAAAACCTGTCAAAAAATGTTATAAGTCTATTACAAAGTAATAGTCTTATAAAGTCCAAAACCTCCACCTTTTGGTACTATTTCAGGTGGTTATATATTAGAAAAATACTTTTAAAGTATTTTACCAATATATAAAGGGCTAGGGTTTCTATGTGAATTTTCATTTTCTACTTTTTTGAAAAATTTTGCCTCGCACAAAACGGAGGTGGGGCGAACGGTACTGAAGCAAAAAGAAAAGAGAGCTCCCTGGGGGGGATTGCTCTCCGCTATTCTAACATCTCTTCTTCGCTGTCATCTTCGACTTCCAATGCTTCTAGTAATTCCTTTGCATCCTTTAGAGCCTCCAGTAAGAATGTTTGTATTCCTACTCGATAAAGGGTAGCTTCCTTCATGTTCATACCTTCGTACTTTGAATGAACTCCCCACATCAACTCCAAGTAATGATGAATTGCTAAAGCCTTGTCTTGAGCTGTTGCTTTATCCATAATCTGTCACCACCGTACATTTATTAATGGCATAAACAAATTAGGATATCAACTACTTTTTTCGATTTGGAATAAGGTTTCCTTCTTCATCAAATGAATACTCACGTCTTCCTTCAAAGCGACCATGCTCTTTGTTGTGACATTCATTACAAAGTAACATCAGGTTTGCTTGATTGGTTGCTACTTCAGGATCAAAGACATTCTCTGGTGTTAAGTGAATGATGTGATGAACTTCAGTACCAATAGCACCACACCTTTCACAACAGCCTTGAGCACTAGCTATCTTAATAGCACGAGCAATCTTCCAAGCATCACTTCGATAGAAACGATGGATGTTTATGTCTTGCTTTACCATACTTTTGTTTGAAGTAGGCTTTTAAGATATAAGCCTTATTAGTTCTTTCCCACGGAACTTGAATGTCACTTCTTCCAACGTGACCATATTCAGCAAGTGATCTAAAAGAAACACTCTCATTGATGATTTCATTTCTAATTGCTTTAGGACTGAAGTTGAAGAACTTATTAATAGCTTCTAGAATTTGGTCATTTGAATATCTGCTTGTACCAAAAGTATCGACATAAATTGACACTGGTTTAGCAACGCCAATAGCGTATGCAACTTGCACTTCACACTTTCTAGCAATACCTGATGCAACGATGTTTTTAGCAACGTATCTAGCATAGTAAGCAGATAATCTATCAACCTTAGTTACATCCTTACCAGAAAAAGCTCCACCACCATGTCTACCAACACCACCATAAGTGTCACAGATAATCTTTCTACCAGTTAAGCCTGAATCAGCATAAGCACCACCTTTAACAAACTCACCTGTAGGATTAATTAACACAACTGTTTCTTCATCGATTAAGTATTCTGGAATGACCTTTAAAATACATTCATTGATGATGAACTTTGTGTAAAAATCTCTATCTAAGTTATAACGAGTTTGTTGGCTTACAACGATTGTTGTTACCTTTAGCGGATTACCATAATCATCATAAGCAACGGATACTTGGCATTTTCCATCAGCACCAAACATCTCTCTAATTGGACGAGTAAGTTCATCCATCTTGATAGCGATGTTTCTAGCTAGTACGATTGGAAGTGGCATAAGCTCTTTTGTTTCATTTGTAGCATAGCCATACATGATTCCTTGGTCGCCTGCACCATCTTTATCGACGCCAAGAGCGATGTCATTTGATTGTTTAGATACTTCAACTTGTACCTTTAAGTTTGCTAGGTTTTCATATCCTAAAGAAGTTAAAACTTCTTTTACGATTTCAACATAATCGATTTTAGCATTAGTAGTTAACTCCCCAGCAATAACCACTAAATCATTTTTAATTAAAGTTTCAATAGCAACACGTGATTTGCTATCTTGTTTTAGACATTCATCTAAAATGGCATCACTGATTTGATCACATATCTTATCTGGATGACCTTTAAATACTGCTTCGCTTGTTATAATTTTCATTTGTAAAATACTCCTTTATTAACTTTTTTTGATTAAATTGACTTACGATAGATTTAAATCTATCAATTCCACTTGATACTCTGGAATTCGATTTAATGGGATTTGCTCACCATCACGAAGTACATAGCAATTGTCGTATGTTTGTACGAACTTCAAATATCGCTTAACAATTACATCTACATACCTTTCATCAAGTTCCATTAAGTAGGCACTTCTTTCAATTTGTTCACTAGCAATTAGTGTAGAACCTGAACCACCAAATAGATCTAAGATTTTTTCATTCTTTCTACTTGAGTTCTTGATTGCTCTACCTACTAATTCAAGTGGTTTCATTGTAGGATGTAAGTTGTTTGCTTTAGGCTTGTTGTACTCCCAAATAGTATCTTGTGTTCTATCATCAATGAAGTAATGAGCTCCAGTAGGTAACCAGCCATAAAGTATAGGTTCATGACGCCAATGATAGTCTTGACGACCTAAAACCAATGAGTTTTTTACCCAAATTAAGCATTCAGCTAATTTAAATCCAGCATTTTTAAAAGCTGTTCTAAAGTTTAATCCTTCAGTATCAGCGTGGCAACAATAAATAGAACCACCTGGTTTTATGTTGTTAGCCATATTGATAAATGCACTTGATAAGAAGTTATAGAAGTCTTCATCCTTTTGCTTATCGTTTTGGATTTTCATACCTGTTGAACCTTCGTAGTCGACGTTGTAAGGAGGATCAGTAAAGATCATATCCATTTGTTTACCATCAACTAATTTAGCAACATCTTCAGCGATAGTTGAATCACCGCACATCAACCTATGGTTTCCTAGAATAAACACATCACCACGTTTAGCATATGGAGTAATTGGTAGTTCTTCATTTTCATCAAAGTCATCTTCTAAAACATCACGTTCTAGTTCTTCTTCCAAATCTTCAAAACCAAACTGCTCCATATCCATTTCAATGAATGACAATTCTTCAGTTAATTTATCTAAGTCCCATTCAGCTAATTCTGCAGTTTTGTTATCTGCTAAACGGAATGCTTTTACTTGTTCATCAGTTAAATCCGAAGCGATAAGACATGGCACTTCTGTATAACCTAACTTCTTAGATGCTTTTAATCTTGTGTGACCTGCAACAATTACATTATTTGAATCAATGATAATAGGTACTTTAAATCCAAATGAACGAATTGAAGATGCTACTGCTTCAACTGCTTTATCATTTTTACGTGGATTATTTTCGTACTCTTTAATATCACTAATCTTCATCATCACGATATTCATCTTCTTGGTCATTTCCATTAGTCCATACATCCTCACTTTCTTTTACTCTTTGTTCCACCATTTTCATTTCTTCATAGCGTTCGCAATATTCACGACCGAAATGTTTAGTTAAGATATAAAGGCATGAACGATAGTCTGGTGGAACTTGCTTCTTGATCCTGTGGATCTTACGCTTTTGACCTTCGCCTTTACCTTTATCTTCAATAAATTGTTCTTCCTCTACGGTTTCATAACCTATAGCCTTTTTATACAAAGCACCCATTACATCTTTTTTAAGGTCGAGCTTTGCTAATACTTGAGCTTGTTCTATTTCAGGATGTGCTTTTTTTAATCTTGAGAATGTCGCCTCATTGATATTTAAGTAGGTACACATTTCTCTTTGAGTGACTAACTTCCTAGCACAATCACGAATGAAATCCATTATTTGAGGAAGTTGTCCAGTACGTTCCCACATTTCATAAATATCTGATTTAGGTTTCGATACCTTATTCATCCCATGTGACCTTTCACTTCCTTTCTAAGAATATAAAAAGCCCTTAGGAATAGTCCCAAGAGCTGGTATTTTATCTATGGCTTTTGCCAATTATATCATACCACACTCTTGACACTTTCACAAACTATACGGAACTATAAATGACTATATTTAACTATAATCTTTTTGTAGGAACTTTGAACTTCTCTAAGGCTTGTTGATGATACTTGTAAACAGCAGGAATTGATGCATAAATCTTTTTAGCTACCTCTCCCCAGCTGTAGAAATCCAAGTATCTATAAATTAGAACCAACCTTAAATTAACATCATCAATTTGTGAGATTGCTTCTTCAACTTCAACCTTTAACTGAAGGAGTTTTAATTCCGTAGCTTTTATTTCTTCTTCAGTTTCTATTTTTTTGTAAACCCATTTTTCAAAAGGTGCTGATAAATTTCTAGTGCCATCGACTCTTTCTCTATCGAAACATTGACCTGGAATTGAACTAGCAAGACGCTCGTATTCAACTGCTAGTGCTTGTAAGTTTTTAATTCTATGAGCTAGTTGTTTTACTTGCATCAAATACTCTTTAGCATCCATCATCATGTACCTCCATAATCTTTGAAAGTGTATCTATTTGAATCGATATGCCTGTAGGTTCATCAGACCATCGTTTTTCTACTATCTCTTTTACCACTTGAGCATCATCATTCCAGAACCCAACCTGAGTCATACAATCCTTTAGCATCTTTTGTAAGTTATCAGTATCTGGTTTAGTGATACGCCACTCGTTATGTTTATGACGTTTACCTTTTGGAAATAGCCACACTACATGAAGTTCAATTGCTCCTTCATAAGGCTTATCTGGTTTGAATGGCATCAAGTATTTAATAATTTGATTCTTTGCTTCTTTTAACTTTTCAGGTTTATAGAAGACTGGTTTATTCCTAACCACTGCTACCTGATTTTCTTGGGCGGTAACAGTTGGCGGATCAATTAACAAAAATATTCTCATTTGTTACCTCCTTACTTTTGTCGAACTTTGTATTTTTAGTTTTAGTTTCTTGGCAGAAAGGCGAGTGCTAACGCTATGCATTGTTTTAGGGGATAGGGCTCAACTTCCAGCCCTATCCTATGAAACATGCGTTAGCGTGGTGGCAATTGGTAATGGCAATTACTATATATAAGCCCTATTTGCCACTTTTTTTGGCATTGGCAATTAGGGAATTTTCTTCCTTTTTGCCACTTCCGTAATTTTGGCAATTTTCCCTATTTGCCAGTCCTGTAAACCTTGCCTTTTGAATAGGAATATTCATCCGAGAACTCTTTAATTCGAGACCTAAATGTCCTGTCTTTAATGTCTAAATATTCACATAAATCTTCAACACTAGCAGTTCCATCATCGCCCCTACAAATATCAAATGCCCTATCAAATTCACTTCTTCTTGATTCAGGTGTTTGACCTCTTTTACCACTTTTTTCTAGGTTAGCTTTTGTATCTCCTTCAGCATAAATTTTAGTAAGAGTACCTGTCTTATCGATTTTATGAATAGGATACTCGAACCAAAAGTTAACTGGTTTGAAGTTAGGAAACTCACGTAATGAACATTCTAACCTCCAAGCAGTAGCCCCTAAATCATCGGCATTTTCATTTATAAATTCTTCTGATGTTTCAAGCTGAATCATATCTAGTTGTGCATCTGGATCACGAGCGAACACACCTGAACCTGATGCTCTATCCATAGCCTTTTTGAAGCCTTGAGCACCTTTAGAATGATGATGACAATAGATAGTTGAACATCCAGTTTCAGTGCAAATTTTGTCGAATTGATTACAGAAAGCACCCATCTCACTAGCATTGTTTTCATCACCTGTAATTACTTTATAAATAGGGTCTATTATAACTGCATTAAAGCCTTGATTCTTAACTCTTCTTATTAGCTTAGGCACTAGTTTATCTAAAGGAACAGCATGTCCTCTTAAGTTCCAAACTAGGATATCTTCACTATGATTAGCTGGAATCTTTAAGGCATCATATATTGCTTTGAAACGATGCGTGCAACTTGCAGGATCAATTTCTAAATTTACATATAACACTTTTGATTTCTTACACTTAAAACCTAGCCACTCCGTACCTTCTGCTAAAGCGATGCATAACTCCATAAGTAAGAAACTTTTACCTGCCTTTGAAGAACCTGATATTAACATCTTGTGTCCGCATCTAAGTACACCAGCAATTAACTCCTCAGGTAACACTGGTGGAGAGGATAATTGGTCGGATAAACACACTAATTGAGGTAATTCATCATTTATGCCCTCTGCAAAATCTAACCAATCAATCCACGACTTACGACCAATATTAGTAGCAAGTAATGTTTGTTCTTTACCATTACGAATAATCCCTGGCATACGTGAGAGTCTTGAAGGATTACGATTTGCTTTATCTATCTTTAGTCCATTACGCTCTAAAAAGTCATATAAGAAATCTACACGCTTACGATATTCTTCATAATCGGTAGCATCTACTTTAACTATGGCGTGTATGCTTTTACCACCGCTATAAACTAAACATGCAATCGGTAATTCAAACTTCCTATAAATGGCGTTTTGTTCAGCGATTGACATATCATCTGACTCTACTAATGCATAAGTGAATCTAGTAATGTTTTCATTTTTTACACCTTTACCGTCTACTGGATTAAAGCGAATCCAAGCACCACATTCAGGCTTTGAATCACCAACTACAGCACCTATATCATCTGGGTGTTTTTTTAATGCATCGATTAACTCTTTAGCTGTTCTATCATAAACTCCTTTAGAAGGCATATACTTACCATCAGCATCTTGCCATACATCGTTAGTGACATAACCAACATACTCATCTGGTTTGAATAGCGTTTCTAAATAAGTGATTAATTGTTCTACTGGTTTTTGTGGCGTTTCAACTTCAAATGTAGTACCGTCACCGTCATACTCGATAACATCGTCCCACTCCATAGCACCATTTAAATGTTCGTATGAAGGAGTCCAACCATTATCTTTAGCCATTTGAATTATCGTGCCACCTTTAATAGGATTAGAGGAACCTGTAAAGCTCCTCCATTTTCTTTCACACTCGCCTACTTTATACCTAGAATCGTTTTGACTCCAAGTATCCCATACATCACAACTAAATCCTTCAGATTTAAGAGCCATTCCTACATTGATCCATTCTTGGTAAGAAAGTGATGCAACATTTATATAACTTAATGCTTCTAAAATGTTATCCATTTAGATTTCCTCCTTATGGTTGATATGTTTTTGCGTCTATTCCTCTTGGTAAGAACCAGTTGTTATTAGCGATACGAGTAATCATTTTACTTGCTGATTCAAATAACCATAAACCAACATGCATAAAGCCATAACGTTCTAGTAATCTAATTTGTTTAGGTGTAGCAAGTCCCTCGATTTGTCTATCTTTTAACTTTTCAATAAGTAGGCTTGCCATACCACAATTAGTAACTGATTCAGGGAAGATTCCATGCTTTTCTAAATACTCTAGTTGTTTAGGTGTAGCAGGAGCCATCTCCCAAGCAAATGTTGGTTCGTAGTTTGCTAGATCTTCAGCTGATATTGAGAAAGCATATTGAATTGGATCAACAAGTGTACGTTTCTTCTTACGCATTGCTTCTAGTTCACGAGCAAGTGCATCTTCACGTTCTTTAATTGCATCTGATTCTGCTTCATCTTCCGCTTCAAGTAAGTCGATACCATATTCACTATTAAGAACCTTTTTATCTATTCTTTTAGCGATATCTTCATTCTTTGAAATTAACGCTGAAGGTCTACAAAGGTTATGCTTTTCAGTCATCCAAAGAAAATCTAAAAGTAATAATTCAGTTTTATTAGGTGCAAGTCGCATACCACGACCGACCATTTGTTGATATAAGGAACGAACCTTAGTAGGTCTTAAAACTACCACGCAATCGACTGAGGGGCAGTCCCATCCTTCGGTTAAAAGCATAGAATTACATAAAACGTCATACTCGCCATCTTCAAAATCCTTTAAGATTTCTTCTCTATCTTTTGAGTTGCCGTTAACTTCTACTGCTCTTAGTCCATGAACATTTAATAGCTCACAGAACTTTTGACTTGTTTTAACAAGTGGTAAGAAGACTACTGTCTTTCTACCTTTACAATAATTAAGCATTTCAAGTGCGATTTGATTTAAGTAAGGTTCTAATGCTGAACCAACCTCTCCTACTGCATAATCACCATTTGAAATACCAACATTAGTAATATTTAATTCGAGTGGTATCATTTGTGCTTTTACTGGACATAAGAAACCATCTCTTACTGCTTGATTAATTGAATATTCATAAGCCTTTGAATGGAAGAATTGTCCTAGATTACGTTGGTCTGCACGATCTGGTGTAGCAGTTACTCCTAGAACATTAGCTGATTCAAAGTACTTTAAAATTCTTTGATATGTATCTGACATGCAATGATGAGCCTCATCCACAACAATAGTCTTGTAGTAATCAGGTGGAAATTGCATTAATCTTCTCTCTTGAGACAATGTTTGTACTGAAGCCACTGTCACTGGAAGTAGGCTACCAATGGAAGTAGACTCCGCCTTTTCCAAAGCGGAATCTAATCCACTAGCCATTTTTAATTTGCTCGACGCTTGCTCTAGCAACTCGCCTCTATGAGCTAAGATTAATGCACGACTTCCATCTTTTACTCTTCCTTCAACAACCTTTGAAAAGACAACTGTCTTACCAGTTCCTGTAGGTAAAACTAAAAGTGTGTTTTTATGCCCCTCATTCCATTCATTGTTAATAGCTTCAATAGCTCTTTCTTGATATGGTCTAAGTTGCATGCCCTACCTCCTAAAATGGAAGATCCTCATCTGAAACTTCAAAGAATTCAGGATTGTAGTCAATGAAACGGTCTAAATCATTTACTGTCTTTTCCTCACCATATTGGTTTGTATAAGTTCTTTGTTTGAAATGAGCACGACCTACTGAACCAACTACTTTATTCCAGTCCATCACTAATTTTTCGCCATGCTTCTTTTGTCCGATACATCTAAAGAATGAGGAAATACGCCATTCAAGTGAGCGATATAATAAAAGGTCAAATTTAATTACAGCGATGCCTTCAGCAGTACCAACTTGTACAGTAATACTTGCTTTATTACATGGAGGTACTTTTTGTCCACCAGGGAATCTACCTCTTTCAAAACCTGTTACAACAAAGTTGTAATCTCCTTCTTCTAGTAATACGAACTCCTGACCATCAGTTTCGATGGAGTCGTTCCAATCCATTAACATATCTTTATCGTTCATAATTATTTAGCCTCCTTATTTTGCATAATCATTTCTACGACCTTTTTCCAATTAGGAATCATCCAACGAGTAATGAAATCATCGGTATAATTCTCGATTGATTCGTCTTCTTTATAATGACCACGTGATGCAACTACCTTTTTAACTTCTTCTTCAGTAACACCTGCTTCAGTGATCATATTCTTTAATTTAGTAACTGTAGGACGTTCCATCGCTACAGGTTCGATTGTGTTGCCCTTTTCAGGCGTTGTGTTTGAAAATAAATGAGCAATTGATGAAAAGGACATATCTAATTCTTCTGCCAAACCAAAGCGGTTTTTAGCGTCGAATGTTGGATTATGAGTAGTAAACATTACACGCTTACCACCTTGTGCTTTTTTGCTTCCTGTATCAGTTGTAACTACATAGATCTTGTAATTAGCGAATAACAACATATCAGTCCATTCTTTTAAAACTGGAGCAACTTGACGTGATAGTTTCATTTCATACTTATCAAATTGTCCCATTTCCTCTGGAAGCTCGAACTTTCTAGGTTTTGCATGAGCAGTGAATACGATGTTAATGCCTACATTCATAAGTTCATCTAAAGAACTTAATAATCTAGAAAACTCTTCTTGAACATATGTATAACCTTTACCGTATGGGATTTCTTCGATACTTGATTTACGATATTTATCGCATACATG